GGAAGTACATCCGGGTATTCAACAACTACCTGTTCCTGGCCGGGAACTCGACGTACCCCTCCCGTCTCTACTGGTCCAACCTCAAGGACTTCGAGACGTGGGGCGGCTCGGACTTCATCGACATCAACCGTGAGGACGGCGATCCCATCACCGCGCTGTTCCTCTTGGGGGACTACCTCTACATCGGAAAGGAAGATACCCTCTGGCGGCTCACCTACACGGGAGACTCGCTGTTCCCCTTCGAGTTACGCAAGGCGGCGGACGTAGGGGTGCGTTCCCACTGGTCGGTAGCGGGCATCTCGGATGTCAAGTTCTTCCTCTCTGGGGATGGGGTCTACATGGTATCCGTAGACTCGCTCCCGCAGAAAATCAGTGAGCCCATCGAAACGAGTGATGAGTTGCTCGGAACCGCCACGAGCCGGTGGGACAACGCCGTCGCTCTCTTCCAGCCGGACCGCCGGGAATACTGGCTGTTCATCGCCGGGAGCGGGCAAGTGACCAACACGGTCGTCTATATGTTCGACGTGGGGTTACAGGCGTGGGCGAAGTGGACGGGGTGGAGTTTCAACGTAGTAGGTCAAGTGGAATCTGTGAGCAATACATGGACACCCTATGGAGGTGACTACTCAGGCAACATCTATGAGTTAGACTCAGGAACCAACGACAATGCTTCTGCGATCGATTTCCAGATAGAGACAGGAGCGTATGATTATGGCTCACCCGCGTTGCGGAAACAACTCCGGCAGATATTCCTGTTCTGCTCGGAGGACTCGGCATGGACGATGGTCGTGAGCCACCGCACCGACTTCAACACCTGGAACAGCCAGACGATTCTCTCGACCGGGGATGAGACAAGCGGCTCGGGAATCCACAAACGCCGCATCTTCATCACCACGGACAACATCGGCTACTGGCACGAGTTGAAGTTCCGCAACAACGAAGCGGACAAGCCCTTGGTCATCTACGGATGGTCCCTGCTTCCGAAACCGGCGGGGGTGCAGTAGTGCCAGCCGGGTTCCAGAAGATAGCCTTAAGCCGAAGGAAAGAAATAGGAGCCATCCTCAACGACCTCCAGCGTATCGAGATATGGTGGAACCAGCAGGGCTTCGGAACAACCGACGACATAGCCGACGTATCCACTTCCGCAGAATCGGCCGGAACCTCCAATCTGTTCGCCCGCGCCGATCACGTCCACCTTCTTGACCTGACCGACGCCGCGCTGCTGGAAGCCGTAGACGATGAAGTAGCGGGGCTGTTGCAGAACGCTTCCGGGGTGGTCTGGACCTACGACGATGAAGCGGGTACCCTGACCCCGGCAGTAGACCACGGAGGCTTGGGCGGGCTCACGGATGACGACCATGAGCAATACTTATTGGCGAACGCTACTCGCGGAGTAAGTGCGAATTGGGACATCGGGGACTACCAACTCCGGGCCAAGCAGTTCTACTCGGATACGGATGGAGTAACGGGAGGATTGCTTGGCGGGGCGAGCGGGGACGTTCAATGGTTCAGGAGTGGTGTAAATACATGGGGAACCGTAAACGATGTTGTTATCGGTGGTACCCCAACAACGACCCCGTATGACCTCGAAGTGTGGAGCAAGGCACGGCTCATATCGCAGAGTGGGGATACCTACCTAATCATCCGGCGCGAGTCTGCGGACGAGTGGTATCCGTCCATGATTTTCCAGAAAACCCGTGCCTCTTCCGCAATCTGCCAAAGCGGGGACTGGCTTGGCGAGTTCTCGTTTGCGGGTTCCGATGGTTCAACAACTCGGACTGCGGCATGGATTCGGGCGGCGGTTGACGGGACTCCGGGTGCGTCGGATATGCCGGGACGCCTCTCGTTTGCCACTACTCCGGATGGGTCTGTTACTCCCGTTGAGCGGGTTCGGATAAACAACGTAGGCAACACCTCTCTCGGCACCCACTCTCTCTTGTTCGGCACCTTCGGTAGTGAAGATGTCAACCTCTACCGTAGTGCTGCTAACGTACTCAAGACAGATGACGCGTTTGATGCGGCGCTTGGGTTCAAGGATGCAGGAGTACCGGGAATAGACACGACGTTCTTAGACCAGGATGGGAACACCATCACGGTTAGTGGAGGAATCGTAACGGCCAAGACTGCGCCGTAGGAGGGTTCACAAGTGGGTAAGAAGAACAAAGAGAAACCGGAACCGGCGAAGGCGAAGATCGCGGAGTTGCGCGTCATTCTGACCGAGTGCCGGGAGAACATCGGCAAACTGCGCGAGATGCTTCAGCGGGAAGCGGTGCGGGAGCAGCAGTTGATAGGAGCAATCGGGGTTCTGGCCGAGATGACTGGTGAGCCACCAAGTGAGCCCCCACAGAAAGAGGGTGAGCAGTAATGCCATTCGGAATGACGCCGGAAATCGAAGCCTACTTGAAGTCTCTCGGCGGCGAGGGCTCCAAAGATTGGGGGAAGAATGACTGGTTGGAGTTCCTAAAGGGACAGATATCTTCCGGCCAGTTCGACCCCAAAATGTTCCAGGCATACGGTTCGCTGGGCGGGGGACTCGACACGCTGATGCGGGCGATGACAGCGGGGATGATGGGCTATCAGCAACAGCAGGCCACGGAGTCGCAGGGCAGGACCAATGCGATTCGGCAGGCTTTGATGGCTCCCGGAGCGGAAGGGGGACCGTCTGCTATCTCCAACATGCTGAACCGCAAGTCGTTCTTCAATCCGTATTCAGGGTCACAGCAGGTGCCTAGCAATCCGTTGGCAGGGGTACAGTTTCCGGGGATGGGTGGGGGCTCACAGGGAACGCCCCAGCCTCCGGCTCCCCCGGCCCCACCGGCTCCCCAGCCGCCCCCGGCCGCCCCACCCCCGGTTCTGCCGGAGGAGCCGCTACCCCCAGGTAAGGGGGACGATGGGAGACTTCCGGGTGGGGATATGGTAAACGCGCTGATGGGCGGGGTTCCGAAACAGGCACCCGTGAACCCGAACACACAGAATCAATACTTAGCCTTCTTAGAAGCACTCAGAAGGAGTGGTACCAATGGCTGAGACATGGACCCGTTCCTACCCCATGCCCGAGGATATCATCGGCCCCGCAGACCCGACGCTGGCGTCTGTCTTCGGTGGGGTGGGTGGAGAAAATACCATCGGTGGTCCCACTCCGGGTATTCAGCAGGTCGGACCATTCCAGCGCCCCGGTAGCGGCCAGGACCTGAACCTCCCGACACAGGAGGGGCAGACTGGTGGGGGGCGCATGGACCCCGACCTAACCGTACCACCTCCGGGGGGTAGTCCCGGTGTGCCTCCACCGAACGAACCGCTGCCACCACCGGACATGGGTGTACCGCCCCCGGAGACGACCATGCCTCCACCGGAGACACAGCCGCCGGGGTTCGACTACGGCACGTTCGAGCAGATGTTCCAGCAGTACCTCGACCCGTTCCAGCAGCAGTTGGGTCAGTTGGGACAGCAGATGAGCCAGTACGAACAGACGCTTCAGGGGCTTCAGGGCTCACCGGACTACTCCGAGCAGTTGGCCGCGCTGTTGAGTGGTCAGCAGGGACTCGGGAGTCAACTTGGCGGGTTCCAGATGCCGGACTACTCCCAGCAGTTACAGCAGTTACTGGCTGGACAGCAGGGGTTGGGTTCACAACTCGGGGGGCTGGATACGTTCACGGGTCCTGAACAGCAGGATTTCATGTCACAACTGCAAGGGTCTTTGGGCTCACAGGGCCAGAACCCGGAACAGTTCCAGCAGATACTCGACCTGCTCAATCAGATGGGCTCACAGGCTTCCGGTGGAACTGGAGGAACCGGCGGAGGGACCGGGGAAGGTACGGGCGGGGGGACAGGCATAGACCTACCCGAGCCGGAGCCCCCGGCGGAGCCGATTCCGGGCGAGTACGATGCGCAGCAGCCGGAGAACCCCTATGAGCCATCACCCGAACTCATGCAGCAACTCCAAGACCTCTTCGGTCAGTTAGGACAGAGCCCAGCAGATACCCTACCCGGAGAGATGTACGGAAGAGAATACCAGCAGCAGGCCAACCAAGCCCTGCTCAACGCCATCATGGGGCAGAACACCTTCGGCGGACTCTCCCCGGAAACGGCAGGGCTATTCAGCGAGTCGGCACAGGCCATCCGTGGACTCCAGCCGGGTATCTCCAATGAGCAGACCCAGCGGGAGATATCGCAGTTCGAGCAGCAGTTGGACCAGAAGGGGTTGCAGGAGAAGAACGCGCTGGAGGCCCGGCTGAACAAACTCGGGGTTCTGACCAGTGGGATCACAGGAGCCCGAGGAGTAGACCTGAACACAATGCTCCAGCAGGAGCGAGGCAACTTCCTGACCAACACACTCGGAGAGTTGGAGCGCAGACGGTTCGATGAGGGGTCACAGCGGGCAGGGATGCTTGGCTCACTAGGACAGGCCGCTGCCGGGACCGAGATGGGAGCCTCACAGTTGGGCTTCGATCAGCAGTTGGGGCAGAACCAGCAGTTGCAGAGTCTGCTCGGACAGCAGTTCGGCCAGAACATGCAGGACGCGCAGTTCCAGCAGCAGTTGTTCGAGAGCGGGATGGGCCAGCAGAACCAGAACCTCCAGATGGCTCTTTCCCTGCTGGGGATGGGGGACATGGGCTTCCCACAGGGACAGTACACACAGAGTCAGGATAACAACGCTTCCTTACAGGGGCTTTTGGGCTCACTGCTTGGAACCGGCGCAGGTGGTATGTTCGGGAGCGATGCCTTCTGGAAGTCAATCTTCGGATAAGGGTGATGATAGATGCCTAGAGGAACGAACAGGGGACCAGGGGCGTTCGCGGCCGGGTTCGAGCAGACCTTCCCGCAGATGCTGGCGATGATGCTGCAAAGGAGCCAACAGAACAAGTCTCTGGAGGAGCAGAAGCGTCAGTTCGACCTTCTCCAGCGGGAACGTCAGGATGAGCGGCTCCAAAACACACGCGACGCCAATACCGCCCGCGTTGACGAGTCCCGGCGATACTGGCAGGATCGGTCAAGGGGACAACAGCGGGACCAGGGGGTCCGCATGGACCAGTGGAGCGACCGCGCACTTGAGTCCGGGGTGAACCCCATAGAGTTCCTGCGTACCGCAACGCAAAAGGTTGACGTACCGGCCTTGCGGCTTCCGTTCCGTGGGTTCATGGGCTTCAAGGGAGGGGAAGAACCACGGGCCATTGGGCAGGTAGAGAAGTTCGACCCGCTATCCGAGGAGGCTATGGCCCTGTTCGACGCCGCGCAGAAGAGGGGCGAGGAACAGGCAATGCTCCGAGACTTCCAGAAGCAGATGGAACTCGACAGCGACGACGCGAAACTGGTCATGGACGCGGTGAAGGAGGGCCGGGCCATGTACCAGACCAACCTTGAGCAAGCGAACATGACAAGTGACGGGGTGAACCCTGCGGGTATCGCCGTAGACACCATCGGGTACATCCGGTCCATGCTTCCCGAGAGGCTATGGGACAAGTTCAACACCAACGAGTTCGCCCGTGGGTTCCTCGGTGCGCCAGCGGAGTACGCCAAGCAGTTGTGGGATTCCACGACAGGAACGTCGGTGGCGGACCGGGCTACCCGAGCGGCGGAACAGGTGGACGCCCTCCGTGAGCAAAGAGTCTCCGACGAATACGTCGGCGCCCTGTTGGACGAACTGGTAAGACTGGCCGAGCAATCCGATGAGCAGGAAATGGCCGCTTCTGGGGTTGGTACTGGACCGATGCCAGATATGATGGGACTATCGGGGCTCATGGCCGACCGCCCTGAGTGGCTACAGAACAATCGTGTAGCAAGGATGTACGAACAGACGTTCGGGAAAGACGTTCCGAAGGGCCTGACGCCCCAGCAGTTCTCGTCAAAGGACCAGGAACTTGCTCTTGCCATGCGTCGGTTGCAGCAGTTCAACCGGAACCCGAACAGGTAAGTCATGCCTTACGGTGAGCAAGAACCGCTAGACTATCAGGCCAGAAGGCAGGCGTTCCGCAACCGGATGGAAGAACTCTCCATGCGTCGCCGTGGTGTAGACGCTCGTGGGTTCATCGAAGGAGAGGAGAAAAAGAACGAGTCTGTCCTGACCAAGATATTTGATGTTTTGCAACGCCCCCTGTACGCTACGGTAGGAGCCGTAGAAGAAGTCAAGGAAGGGGGGGGAGCATCAGACGCAGCCAACCGAGCGTTCACGGAACTGTTCAGCGGATTGGGCGGGCTCCAGGGCCAGAAAGAAACCTTCGGGGACCTGCTCCGTCAGGAGGGTGTGACGGGAGCGGGGGCCGCTATCGGTGGGTTCGCCGCAGACGTACTTCTCGACCCGCTCACATGGGTAGGCCCCGGACTGTTCAAGGCTACTGCGAAGGGCATCTCCAAGATTCCAGGCGCGGCCCGTGCGGGAGCGGCGATCCGTGCATCTGCCCCGGCCCAAACCCTCGGTCGTGCGTTCGTTCCCAACTTCGCACTCCGGCAGGCAGGGGAAGCAGGAGAAGCAGTCATCCGGGCAGAGCGGGCGGCAAGGGTGTTCGAGCGGGAGCAGGGGGTTCTACTGGCATCATCGTTGGAGGATGCGGTCAAGGGAGCCTCAATGGAGGACTTGAAACTCGTCGGAAGGGCGATGGGCTCACAGATATCGGTTGACGACCTCCCGGCCGACCTCCGTATGGTCCACGACAAGTTCAGGACCATCTTCGATGAGATAGAGACACTGGATGTAGCCGCCGGGGTGCTGGACGAGTCTCTGCTCCGTGATGCGTACATGACGGGGATGTATCCAGAGGGTTCCTTCCTCGGCCGCATCTTCGGGCAGTCGCGCAGGGCAGGCAAGCAGCCGTTCCAGCGGGCCAAGACCTACGCCACCATCGCAGAGCGCGAAGCCGCCGGGGTTCCTACCGAGTTCAACATCGCCCGTCTTGCGTCCTATCGGGGAGCCCAAAGCATCCGAGCCCGCTCCACCAAAGAGTTCATGGACCGGGTACTGACAGACGTTGGAAAGAAGTACGTCGGAAGCAAGGCACCCCACGCCCTCCCGGAAGGGATGTCCCTGTTCCTGCCCCGTGGAGCCCTCCGGCTGTTCCAGGCAGACACCATCCCGCAGGCCCTTGTGAACGCCGCACGAAAGAGCGGAGAAGCGTTCCTCGAAGTCGGACTGGATGACCTGCGGAAGATTCCAGCACTCGGTAAGGCCCCGGTCTACATGATGCCCACGGAGATCGTGGAACACCTCAACTCGGTGAACCGCACGTTCTTCTCCGACGAAGCGACGAAGGGACTGCTCGGTGCGTTCGACAAGGTGATGAACGTATGGAAGGGCCACGCTACGGCGGTCAACCCCGGATTCCACTTCCGCAATATGTATTCCAACTGGTTCCTCAACGGCCTCGGCGGACTGGACATCACGGATGTCGGTCCGTACATCGCCGCGACCAAGATGCAGTGGATGATGCGTGAGCCCGGATTGCGGGGGCTCATCAAGGGTGATGTGGGGGAGTTGGCAAAGAGGTTCATCAAGACCTCGAACGGGCAGAAGTATTCCTACGCCGACGTTATGCGTATGGCGATGGAGAAGGAAGTCTACAACACCGGATGGATGGGGGCGGACATCCCTGAGTACGTCAAGGGGATGCTCGTGAACGCTTCCACTCCTTCCGGGAACAAGATTCTCGCCCGGATGAACCCACTGTCCCAGCAGTTCGCCCCCCTCCGTGCCGGGCGCAAGATGGGTACGGCCATCGAGAACAACGCCCGACTCGCCCTGTTCGTAGATCAACTCAAGAAGGGCATAGACCCCGAGCAGGCGGCCACGCACGTCAAGAAGTTCCTGTTCGACTACCACGAGTTGACGCCGTTCGAGAAGAACGTGATGAAGCGGCTCATCCCCTTCTACACCTGGATGCGGAAGAACATCCCCCTCCAGTTGGAGCAGTTGGCGAAGCAACCCCATCGGTATGCCGCCGTTGCGAAGGGGATATCCGAGATAGAGGGCTCCATCGAGAAGGACGCCTATCTGGACAAGGTGATGCTCCCGAAGTGGATGCAGGACCTGAACGTGGTCCAGTTGCCGGGCTCTATCCGTGGGCGCGAGGTGTTCCTGAACCCGAACCTTCCGTTCCAGGACCTGAACCGGCTCGGGGAGTGGAGGGACCTGTTCTCGTCACTGGCCCCGCCCATCAAGGTTGCCATTGAAGAGGCTACCAACAAAGATATCTACTTCGACCGGCCCATCGAGGAGTATCCGGGACAGTTGCGTACCACCCCGGAGGTAGACATGCTGACACAACTCATGGAAGAAGCTGGGTACGATGGTCCCCACGCTGTTCCAGCCCGGTGGGCGCACCTCATCGGTAACGTCAGCCCGTTCCTGCGGAACGTATCGCAGGCTACGCAGATAGGAACGGAGTTGGGAACGGGGCAGGCCCCGGACCCGTACAACATGGCCCGGCTGATGAGCATGGGAGTAGGGATAAAGCCCATTCCGTATTCACGAGCCAGAGCGCAGAAGAACCAGATATACCGGAACCGTGACTTGCTGGAGGCGTTGCGGCGCAAACTTCGAGAGGACGAACGGTACAAATGACACCTACAGAAGTAGGAATCGCGGTCAACATCGCTATCAACTTAGGAGCGTTGGGGTATGCGTTTGGCTCACTAGGGGCGAAGGTGAAACGGAACGTGGACGACATACAGGGGCTGTTCAGGAACCGAGAGATGGACCGAGAGGCCCTGAACAAAAGCCTTGGTGCCGTAGAGGGTAAGCAGGGGCAGGCTCACGGTCGCCTCCGGGAAACACTGGACAAACACGAGACGCGCATCACCCGGATGGAGGCCAAAGCGAACGGAGCAAAGGCATGAGTTGGCCCACCGACCTCAAGTTCTTCGACCGGAGCGAGTTTGACGGCCCTGACGAGATGGACGAGGGGTTCCTTCGGACGCTGGACCTCGCCCGGCACTACGCCGGAATCCCCTTTATCATCACATCCGACTTCCGCACCGCCGTCCACAACGCAGATATCGGGGGGGCCAAAGACTCCCCGCACCTCTACGGGAAAGCCGTGGACATCCGCGTCCACAACTCCCGAGAGCGGTTCATGATCGTCCATGCCCTGCTACGGGCCGGGTTCCGAAGAATCGGTGTGTATGACCATCACGTTCACTGTGATACCGTGAGCGATGATACACACCCTGAAACCGCCATGTGGGTAGGAACGTCCAAGTGAAGTACGAGCGTCAGGAGCGCGGCAGGAAGTACGACCTTGTGCTGTTCGGCTTTCTAACATCCGTCCCGTTACTGTGCGTCGGCTTGATAGACCGGGGGTACGTCGATGTTTGACCTGCTGCAACGCCTGACCGCCCGCTCGTTCTTGTTGGTTGTGCTCGTCGTGATTCTATCTACCGTCCTGGTCTGGCACGGGAAAATCAGCGAGGGCATCTTCGCCGGGGTGGTGAGCGGTCCCGTAGTGGCCTACATCATCCGAGCGGTCGTGCAGGACTTCAAGGGCTCACAATGATAGACTTCGGAACCTTCCGGCTCATTCGCGAGGACCCCGACGGCAGAATAGAAATCTCCTTCTGTGGCGACGCCTGTATTGACGACCTCCTCGGCCATGTCGAGGACTTCATGCAGGCCTGCGGCTTCCACTTCGCCGGACACATCACCATAAGTCAGGACTAATAATCGTGAGCCCAAAATATAAGATAAGACTAATAATCTGCTATAAGATAAGTGGCGAAGATTGGACTCCATCCAATGATTGCCGGACAATAACTAAATCCCGCAAGCATCACTGCCTATATCTCGCGCAGCAACATAACCTAGAGGTTATACCGTGACCGGCAAACTGACACCCCTCGGCTGGTCCTTGCTGATCATCGTAATTCTATTCTTGACGATAGTTTTACAATGCTTCCACCTTAATTCCATTCAATCGGACGCCTATCACTGGCGAAGCGTTGCCGCAGCAAGGGATACGCTCGTACAGGACGCTCAAGGTAGAGCGCACCGGGCGGCAGTGGACCTGGCCGGCGTCCGGGAGATGTATGCCGCAATCGAGCGGGTGAGCGAAGAGCAGGCCGCAGAGATCAAGAGGCTCCGCGCTCACGTACAAAGCGTGACGACGGTTACGGTACAGGCTCCCGCTGAAACGCTATACGTGCACTCCGAGGGCACACCAACGTACCCAGATAGCATACAATCGTATGCTTTTGGTATACGTTCCTTCCTGTTCGACTTCGAGGGAGCGACGGTCAGGGTCGGGTATAAGCAAGACGCTTATAGCCTACTAAACGCTACTATAACTTACAAACCCGTGTCACTTCTGCTCACGGTTTCCCGGATGAAGGATGATTCCTACCGCACCGACGTGGAAACCATACCTCCCATCTGGACGGTCCAGGTGCTGGACACCGTGGTCCTGGTCGAGCGTCCGTCGGCACTTACCCGTATCTGGCGACGTATTCGGTTCCCGCTGGTGTTCTGCTCTGGTGTCTACGTGGGAGCGAGGTTGTTCCGGTGAGGTACAAAGACTGCGTACCGTTAGACGTAGTGCGTTGTGGGGGGCTCACTTACAGGACCAAGTACGTCGCACCAGAGAAGATGGCTGAGATGGCTGGTGATCCATGCTTGGGGGCCGTAGCATGGGACGACCAGATTATCTACATACGGGACGACTTGAGCCCGGCGCGTACCTTCCTTGTCTGGTGTCATGAGGTGAACCACATTCTAGCGGACTCAGGGGGCTACGGGGACGACATGGGAGAAGAGATCGCCCAACGGCTAGAGCGTCCCCTTGCCTCATTCCTGGCCGAGAATGGACTGGCGGGCTAGACGAACATAGGCCAGTCTCCCGCTTCCTCCATACCGAAGTAGGGTGTCTTGTTCCACTCTTTCCATACATAGGTTCCCAAGAGTAGGAGTCCTAAGAGTACTAAGAGGCGTTTCATGGCTCATCTTCCTCACTTTCTCCCGGCGCGTTTATTTCGATTCTAAGACCCTATCCCGGTTTTCCCATGCTGGGACACCCGCCCGGCCCGTTCGTCCGTCTCCGTTCGCTTGGGGGCGTCTGACGGCAAACCGGGCGGGGTTCCTCCTGTTGACTTGTGAGCCATCAGACGAGCATGTAAGCATCGGGGTCTGGTCCAATGAACTGCATAGGTTCTTCACAGTTTGGACACAGGGGGTCGTCGTTAGCATCGAACTCGACTATTTCGTACTCTTCGTAGTAGGCTTCACACATAGGGCAGTACCAGTCTCCCGAGCCTCTATCGGGTTCTGCGTGACGTAGTAACTGTCCGTCGTGGTTCGGGATGTCGTTCATGGCTCACCCGCCGATGAGGGCTTTGAAGGCGTAGTAGGCGGGGTTGAGCACCTTTGCAACGGCATCCGGCAACACAAATGTGCCGCCAAGAATCCCCACAATAGCAAAAACCACGTTCACCGTGAATCGTGAGTCTTTTTGCGTCCACTCCCCCGTACTGGTATCCGGGCCGCCAAGCAGGTAGAGGCGCATACAACCAACAGCACCAACCAGCAGGAGCGCAACACCAAGCCCGACACACATCCACCCCTCCACAAGCCACATCTGCCGAATAAGCACATCCCACAGATACTCGGCGGCCACACCCAACTTCGCCGCGAGTACGTCGATTCGCTGAAGAATCTCCTGTCCCATTTGCTCGTTCATCTTACACCTCCTCAGAAGGGTACGTCATCATCGGGGGAAGCGGCGGATTCCGGCGGACCCTGTGAGCCCAGCGCCTGATACACGGCTTGGACTTCCAGGTTCCCGGTGACTTTGATCCATCCAAGCCCCATCGCCTGAAGCAGTTTGACCATGAACTGTTCGGCGGCGGCTTTCTTGTCTTCGGGGCACTTGTCTCCGGTATTCATCCAGAGGGCACCGGCGTTTCCTTCTACGAACCCATCGCCGTCCACGATCCCCATCCAGAGGTGGAAGGCGGGCTGTTTGGGGGAGTTGGCCCGGTTCTTGTTGAGGTTGAGTCCGATACGGATGTGTTCGTTTTTCTTATCAGGCATGGTCCTTCTCCGGGTTCTGGTTAGTCTCTCGTGAGCCACAAACCAAGTATATCACACATTCTAACCCTATGTCACTCCTCCTCTTGTGTGTAGCGGGCCTCGATTTCCCCGTAGCGGGTGACGTTGTACCCCCTTGGTTCCAGCAGCCACCGCACGTCGTCCTCGGTCTGCTCCCGTAGTTGCTCGGAGGCGAGGAGGGCGTCGAGGATGGCTCCTACCCACGGCCACATCTCCGCCTCATCAAAGCCAGTGTCAAGCCACCATGTTGCGCCCACGCATTCATACTCGTCATATCCTACGCCGTCGGGCCTCGGCACTCGCACCGTCACCGTCTGTCGGTCAGTCATGGGGTGCCTCCAGGGCATCTAATAGCGCGTTGTACTCTTCCCACGTTTGGAGGCAAGTCGGCCAAAGATGTCTCGGTCCTCCGTCTCCGGTGATGCAGTTCTGGTGATGGGCAGCCATGAAGGCGCGAAGGCCGTGCCTCCCGTAGTGCTCGGGGTGAGCCTCGGCCTGCCGTAGAAACTCGTCGGCGTTGTCGGTCTGCATCAGCATCCCGCCCCGTGGGTCGCACGGTAGCCCGCACTCCGGATGCCGGTATAGGTCGGATTCCCTGTGTGTCCACCAGCAGGTGTTGACGCCGTAGAAGATGGTCGTCGGCTTTGCCCGGCGGACGTTTTCAAAGCTCATGCGCTCAACCACGGCTGGCATCGGATACCTCCGGGGTGGGGGTGGCTCGGGAGCGGACAAGATCAACCAGAAGTCGTATCGCTCCTCGGAAGTCGTCGTCCAACTCCACCTGCAAGACATCAGCGGGGCCATTCTCTCGTAACTCCTGGTTGATACAGTCGGCAAGTCCGGCCATCTTCGTCTCTGCCGCTTGGAGGCGGGATTGGAGGGCGGCGAGTTCACTGACCCTCGACTTCAGGGCGCTGACCCGGGGCCAGTAGAGTCGCTTCGATCTTCCTACCTGTACCAGATACGACTCGTGATCTCGTCGAGAGCCATACCCGGCAGAGGAGTTCGGTGAGTAACCGCTGGGTAGACATAGGTTGGGGCTTGCGAAGGCCGGAACTACAGCGACAATCATTCCCTCCTTTTTCGCCCTGTAACCTTGGCTCTGGCTCGTCCACATTACTTCGTCACCCGCCTTGAATCTCGGCTCACTCATCGTCCTCTCCTTCCTGGCGGGCATCGGCTCTGCTCGTCGGAAACGGGGGCACCAACTCGTGTTCATAGGCGTCTTGGTCCCCGCGACAGTGAGGGCAAAGTCCTTCATAGTTCGGGAGCCCACACCCAGGACACGACGGACCATCACGGACGGGCATCTTGTTCTCCTTCCTGGCGGGGAGTCCAGCAATCCTCCGGTGCCGGGTCATCGTACCATTTATGCCGGTAGGCTTCTGCGACCTTCGGACGTTCAGGACAATCCGTGAACCGTCCGCACGTCCCGCAGGTACGCTCACTCATGGGGACACGCCCATTTCAATTCCGTCCCATCCTTCGTCGTACTCATGGTCGTCCTCCGGGGTGGGGGTTGGTAGAACACTGTGGAACACCTGGCCCCTCTCGGTCAGGCGGTACTCACCGTCGGGGTGGCCGGGATGATATTCAGCCATCCAGTACCGGGTGTGGACGTATCGTCCGTGACTGTCTGGCCCCGAGTGTACTTCGATTCGGTCAGACATGAGGGGGCTCCTCCTCGGGCGCGGGGTCCTCATCCCACACCTTATCCCACACCTTTGCATTGATTTCCCGTCCGCAATACATGCAGTAGCGGGTACCATTCTCTGCGGGGCCATCGGCGGTGAACTGAAACGCTTCGCCGCAACTGGTGTGCCAAATGCCGTCTTCGTCTTCTTCCCAGAGACAGAGGTCAGACATCGGATACCTCCGGGGTGGGGGTGGCATCGCGCTCTTCATCCCATCGTTTTTTCATTCTGGTCAGGGCCTCATGTCTGTTCATACCGTGTTCGTCCTCCGCACGCTGAAGAATCTCTTCGCAGGCCACCCAATAGCCCTGATGCCAGTTCGCTCCTTCGCTGTCTCCCTCATCACCGCTCTTCTTTGCCATCTCCAGTTGTTTGTGCCCGTTCACATGAGCAGCGGACACGAGGTCATCCGCTATCCGCTCTACCGCTTGGAGGCGGGAGTGGAGAGCGGCGTTCTCTGATCGCAAGTCCTCAAGTTCGGCTGCGAAGTCTGCCATCTTACTCATCGTGTGCCTCCGGGGTTTGTCCAACGTATTGTCCTCCGGGCCGTAGACGGTCTTGTACTTTCCACCATGTCCACTGGCCTCCTCTTTTCACTGCAACGCGCTCCCCGGTATCGGTTGCAACGACTTTGGCGTAATAGCCGCCCTGGAACCCGAGGTTCTCTGTCACTCGATACTTCTTGCCGTCAACGGTTATCATCGGATACCTCCGGGGTGGGGGTGAGCACTCGGTCCACCTTGCTGAACACGCAGTCCAGGTCGATCCAGACGATGGCATCCATCGACCCTCCGCCTTCTCGACACTTGGGTAGGAGGATATCGTTCACGACCCGCTTGAGTTCTCGAAGCGCGGTGACAGCCTCGTCCCTCTCCTGCTCTACCGCTTCAAGGCGGGAGTGGAGAGCGGCGTTCTCTGATCGCAAGTCCTCAAGTTCGGCTGCGAAGTCTGCCATCTTACTCATCGTGTGCCTTCCTCTCTGTACGCTTGCCAGCATGTTTCGTAGTCAGGGGCGAGGGTTTTGATGTACTGTCGGCTCACGAGATACCTAGCCTCGAACCCGGCGTCTGACAGGAGCCCGTCGTCGAAGTCCACGTGGACGGTTGCCAGCATGGGGACGAGGTGCCGCTTGTCGCCTCCGCACCCGCCCATCTTCCGCGTTATCATGTGCGCCGCCACGACCGGGTTCCAGTCCGTCCCTGGTGAGCCCGTAACCGCACACTCCTGTTCCCTGATCCAGTCCGCCTTTTCTCCGAAGTTCCGCTCATACTTCTTCTTGCGTCTCTTGCTGTTCACGGGGTTCAGGCGGCTACGCTTCATCCCCGCAACAGCCACCGCACGTCGGCCTCGGCCTGAAGACCGCGCCAAGTGGTGAGAAGGTCTTCTGTCTTTCCGCAGAGCGCCTCCGACGTGGAGTAGTCGTTCGGCCCTTCTGGGTCTACCCCCTGGTCGGTAACAACGGACTCCAGCACGTCCACGATGCGGGACCAGAGGGCCTCACTGTCCTTGTCGTCATCGTAACCCAGGGCAATCCGCGCCCAGGTTGGACGCTCCCGCAGGTCGGCTATCATGTCTGGGTAGGTCATGGCGTCAGTCATATTCCATCTACTCCTCTTGGTAGTCTTCAAGGGCTTGTACCCGCTTAAGTAATTTAACCACTAGTTCCGTGAGTTGTTCGTTGCTCAGTGTCGGTATCATCACTCGTCCTCCGTGTTGGGGGTCGGTTCCTTGGCCACATACTCTCGACAGGCTGGGTCGGCCCCCGCGCAGACCCGACAGTGGACAGCCGCATCGGGGTGGTTCCAGCACGCACAGCCTGCGCACGTCCGGGGTTCAGTCTGGTCAGCCATCGGTCAGTCCTCCGTGATACGGGATAGAAGTGTTCTCCGGTAATGGAATCCAACCAAGCAGCCACGGCCCATTGAGAGCCGTGTCAACGTAGTATCTGGTGTTCTCATCATCTTCCCAATCGTGGCCAACGGTGTCCGGTGCTCGCCTGACCTTGAGCACCTTCCCCTCGCGGGTCAGTCCAATGAACCACTCACTCGCACCATGACAGACCCACGTACCCTTTGTCGAAGTCCACATTGGGAGCCCCTTCGGAGCCGTGTCCATCGTCTGCCAGCCCTCACCATGCGGTACAGATACGTCCTCCCCAATGATGCGGAACAAAGCGGTTCCAAGACGTATAGGGAAACTCCACCCACCCCGTTCCACCACCTCCAGGGCTTCTACCAGTTCCAGTAGAGCCTCGGCGTCCTCCAGGGAGCACTCACACCAGAGGTCGCGATACTTGCTGTGCTCAGCCACATCATGGGCCAGCCTTGTCTTTACGCTCACGACTCACCTCCTGTCGGTTCGGGCTCACCGGCCAGTTTCCCGGCCAAGTCACGGACCTGCTTGGTCAACCGGTTGACCTTATAGCGCAACCGCTTCTCGCGCTTCTTGGACTGCTCCAGTTCCTCTGTGAGCCGTCGGTTCTCTTGGCGTAGACGCTCCACCAGCATTTCTGGCGGCAATACTGGCGACGAGTTCGGGCTGAACACGACACGCCCCACCATGTTTCCGGCGGCCATCCTACTCACCTCCTGTCAAGTCACGGACCGCTTTCATCTCACTTCACCTCCGGTTTGGGGGGCTCACTGGCCTCCGGGGGCCAAGGCTGGAAGAATCCTCTCGTCTCGCCATACGTTGTGATGACCTGTTGCCAGTAGCCCGTTTCCAGGTTGAGTTCGTACCGGCGGCCGTCCTTCGGGTCAACAGGGGCCAGGGCGACCCAGAAGTTGTTCAGCGTCACTCCTCCCATACCTTCCTTTGATGGGGAAGCGATTTCCACAACCGGAACCTGCCCGATGTAAAACGGCACCCTCTTGCACGCCTCAACCAGCGTAATCGCGCTCATCACTCCGCTCCCTTCGGTAGCAGGTCCTTCAGGCTCACGGTTCCCCCCCTGGAAACCGGCGTAGGCTCCACCTCGTCCATCCACTTCTGTATCAGGGGTGCGCCGTACTTCGCGCTGAACAGGTACGTCACGTCCCGGAAGTCGGTGGCCGCGATCCGCGCCAGCAACGCCTCTACTCCCATCACTCGGATAGCGTCCTCTATCGGCTTGACGTACTGCTTCCGCCAGACCTTGCCTTTCCTGTCCCAGCACTTCTCGTCAATGGCGGCACAGACGTCCCTGTATTCCTTCGACTGTGACTTATCCACACCCGGCGCAGCCGGATTAGTCATTGCTTCTCCTTCTTTCCCATTGTTTATAATTGGTTCGTCAGTGGTTCGTGAGTGGTTCGTCAGTGGTCCGTCAGTGGTGTCGTCGGTGGTTCGCCTCCCCTGGTATCTCTCGTAGTTGCATAGGGTTATCATGGTCGCCTCGTGGGTCGATTTCGTGTCGATTCTCTGCCACTTGTTTAATAGCGACTGAAAGCGTCGGACTTTAGAGCGTCCCCAGCACCACCGTTCGGACAACTTACGTTCACTGGTCAGCACCTGGCCCCGGCGTACCGTGACGGGGTTCCCTTCCAGGAGCCTTACGTGGTCCGAATGGGCGGCCATCTGAAGCAGGTCCATCCATGCCTCCCAACGGCTGAAGACGCGACGCTCCTCCCAAAGCGGATCGGCTCCGTCAAACTGCTTTCGGCTCACGAGGAAGAAGCCGTGCGTCATCCCCTACTCCTGCTCGTGGTCGGTAGTGGGGTTGTTGGGGGTGCGGAGAGTCCAGCACTCGCAGTCCGTTGCATCCTCACTCCCATCCCTGAAATCGTCAGAGCCGTAGGTATCAGCCCACATTGGGAGAAGCACCCCACAGCATCCCATCCATAGGTGGCGGCAGTTCCCGCACGTCCGGGGCTCAGGCTTGTCCATCGTGAGCCTCCCGTTTCGCCAGCCGGTACCAGGACCGACCGGACGTTCTGTCAAGTTCGTTCTCCACGGTCCAGCCAAGAGGACGCAGGTACTCCCGGAGGTCGCTGATCCGCGCCGTGACTTTCGTGGACGCCACCTCGACCAGTCGGGGAAGCGGTACCCACTGCGGATAGTGGCTGGACAGCATGTCGTAGACGCGGGCGCGTGAGCCGAAGCGGTTCCAGTGTCCGGGCTCAGGCGGCCTCTCGGTCAGCGTCATGGCAAGCTGGGTGGTCACCGGATCGCCTCCCTCACCTTCCTGGACTGCTCGGTGTCCAGCGTGCGGACCTCCAGGTGCCGGTCTGCTTCCTTGGCTATGACCATGAGGGAGCAGATGACCCAGCCAACTCCGAAGCCGAGATAGAAGACGACGACGTACAGCATGGTCAGCCCTCCTTGCGTTTGTCGTACTCTGCCCGGAGCGTTGCATAAGACACCGGGCTGGACAGTAGAGCGCGTATCTCAGGAGATAGTCCCCGTGTCCTGGCCAGCGACTCGCGCTTCTTCGGCCACTGCTTGGGATGCGCGGCCGCCAACTCTGCGTGCCAATCAATCGCCAGCCGGAGTACGTGAGTGTCCACGTCGCTCACGGGCTGACCTTCTCGGTTCCGGGGGTCATCGTGACAACCTCCGCTTCTGTTCTGCCATCGCGTGAATCAGGCCCCGGCTTCGTTCGCGGACAAACTCAGCGCAATACTCGGGGTCGTTGACGAACTCGGAGCCGCCAGGGGTGCACCCTTCCAGCGCCTTCTTATAGCGCCAGAGCAGTTCGTTGACGAAGCGGGCGTCCTCAAGGTTGGGCCGACGGTACTCCTCGATGCTTTCCTTGATTCGCGCCAATCTGTCGGGGATAGACTCGGTTCCGGGGGTCACTTGGACAACACCTTGATGAGCCGCTTCCCCTGCCAAACCTTTTCGGCAGCCCCAGCGGCAACCCAAGCGGCAGCCCCAGCGGCAGCCTCAGCGGCATCCCAAGCGGCAGCCCAAGCGGCAGCCCCAGCGGCATCCCCAGCGGCAGCCCCAGCGGCAGCCCCAGCGGCATCCCAAGCGGCAGCCCCAGCGGCATCCCCAGCGGCAGCCCCAGCGGCAGCCCCAGCGGCATCCCCAGCGGCATCCAACTCAGCGGGGGTAGCCTTGCCGTTGGCGTATCGTCGGGCGACAGCAATAGCCTTTCTGGGCCGTTTGTCGTCGGGGTACTTCTTCTCGAATAGCGGTAGTACATGAGCGGCACAGTCGCAGGCGAACAGCCGGAGATTGCGTTCCCCGGCGACTCCAACCATGCGCACTAGTCTGGCCTTGCTTACCACTGTCTTGTTATCCCCATGTCGGATGATTTCAGCATCGGGAGCGACTTCAACCTCCCATAGGACGCCATGCTTATCTGGTATCCACCCTGCGATATCTTGTATTTCACAGATATGAAGGCCGTGGTAACATGGGACCAAGGGGGGCTCAACCTTCATCCACCCACGGGACCAAGTACCTGTGCCTCCATTTGCGGCCTTACGACCTTTGAGTAGCCACTTGTAGTAGGTCATCCTCTTCCCACCCTTTCGGTGTAGCGGTCCCACTGGACCTGTATGTCTGCGATGATATCTTCGTATGCCTCTCTCCACGCACGAGCCGTTGGAGTCAGTTTGGGGCCGGTAGAGAGTTCATTCATCTTTTCCCGGTAGGCCCAGCCCAGCACCTTGAGCGCGGTCTTGCGGTCTGTCTCTGTGGGTGTGTAGTTCACCAGTTCTTTCGTTGTCATGGCTCACTGGCTCCTGTCTGGAACCCGGAAAAGGAGAGGCCGCCGAATCCCGTTGCACCGGAGGGTTCCCCAGGACGGGGAGGACTCACGCGGGACCAGCGGCCTCTGTTGTTATCGAATATCATCGAATCCTCCGGTGCTCTATTATGAGCATACACCTTCCGCGTTCTGTGTGTCAAGTTCCTGTTGCCTGCCCCTGGTCCCGTATTGCTCCACGAGATCGGAGCACCAGCGCTGTACGGTTCTCCGGTGTCGGTCTGTTTCTTCCGCAACGCGGGTGAAGGTTCCGTAGCGCTTGTAGAGTTCACGGATGCGTTCGCGTTCCTCTTGTTTGACGTGACTGCGGCTCACCATCCAGTGATGCCCATCTATGTCGGGGTCCTCCGGTGGGTGAAACGCCTCCCACTCTTCCTCGGTAAACGTCTTCAGGAACCTTCGGACGTGAAGGGCGCAGAAGTAGCGTGTGCCATCGTCGAACGTCACGGGGTAGGTGGGTCCGCAGAAGGGGCAGCCTTTCTCCTGGCACTTCATCGTGCGAACCAGTACAGGAAGTGAGCCCCGAAGTAGAGGACCACGAAGAGGAAGAACCACTTGATCGGGGTGGGGACCTTGTGAGCTCTCATGACGGACGCCTCACCGTGTAGATAGGCTTGGACTTGGAATCATAGGACACCTCCAGTTCTCCCCAGCAGGGACGCTTGACATCACAATACTGGCACCGTATGTCCTTGATCCGTTCCTTCTCCAGTGTGGCCCACTCGGGGCGTTCGGGGACCGACTCGGCTCCTACGTCTGCGATGGTCTGGTTGAAGATGGGGACGTAGTGTTCACGGTCGTGTTCTACGACGTATTCCCCGAAGTGTCCGGTTTCCTTGTTGAAGTAGAGGAACAGCCCCTTGGTCCAGGGTTGTCCGGTTTCCTGCTGGAGCGCGAGGCCATACATGACATTCTGCGAGATGTAGCCCCAAGTTTCGTCCGGGCCTTCTTTGGTGAACCTCTTAAACCCCCAGCCGTTCGTTGACTTGACTTCCCCGACGTAGTCCACCCCATCCACGGTGATCGGCAGGTCGGCGTGTCCCTTGAGTCCTTTCCAGGTGATATCCTTCTGGATAAGGGACTCGTGGATGGTGACGGCGGGGTCGTTGTAGGTAGCGGCGCGGACGAGGGCGACGAGGGCGGTTTCCGCGAAGTCACCGACGAGGAAGTTGAGGATGGCGCGGGCGGGGAGGGGTTCCCGCTCGGCACCGTGAACCTGAAGCCATACCTTCCTTGAACACTGACCAATGTTCGAGCCAGAGAGGGAAGGTTTACGTTGCTCACTGGATAGTTGCCGGAAGATAGATTCCCCGGCCTGTTGGGTGGCGGCGGTAAGGACTTCCATCGGCAGGTGCCGCTCAGGGTCCTCCAGGTATGCGGTGAGCCGGTCAACGAGAATCCCCATCACATCTTCTCCAGTTCATCGGCGGCATCGCGGAGCATGGCACAGAAGTTCTTCCGGTTGTCGCCCGTGAGCCAGTGAACGTGAATCGTGATGTCGGTATAGCCCCCCTGTTTGATGGAGAGCCAGCCGGAACCACCTACCGTCATCTCCACCGGCTCGTTGTCTAGGTGGACACTTGTTGATATGAGCATATCAGCCTTTCAGGATGGTGGCTCGGTAGGTAGCGTCTTCCAGTTCTGCCTCTTTCTGGCGCAGTTTGTACCGGAGGTCCATGTTATCAGCGGAGATGAGGGTGATGGAGCGGGCCAGGTGGAGCCTGGTGGCCTCTGCCGTCGCCCGTTCATGTTGTGATCTGTTCGGGTCGTGAGCAATCGGCCTGAGGGTCTTGCGTTGCTCCATGCAGTCGGCAATCTCCACCTCGTTATACGTCAGACGCCGTTTCAGGTCGTCTATGTCGTCTTTGAGTCCTTTGAGGTCCATACTAGTAACCCCTTGCCCGCCGTCGCTCCAGTCTGTGCTCGGCTTCGGCGTCGTTAAAGGCTTCGGCCCGTTCCTCTGCGGTGTCCTCGTCCCATGCTCGGAAGGTGAGGATTGCGTCGCAGATTCGGTAGAGCCGTTCCAGTCTGTGCCCCTCGGGCTGGCCCGCCACGTCGAAGATATCCGCGTCTGTGAGCGAGTCCAGGGCCAGGGTGCAAGCTTCCTCTCGTGTCAAGCCGGGTTCCTCCTTGTGTTGCTAGTGAACCCTCATACCAGAGCGTCTAAGCCACTCCTCCAAGGTGTACCAGTAAACAGGTTGAGGGAGGGGTCTGGGCTCCTCGGCCAGAATGGGCTCGTCCTCTTCTTCGAGTATGTCGGGCTCGGTGGTCATGGTGTGTCGGTCCCTTCGATATCTAGGGCCTCTTGTTCTAGGCTGTCGGCTTCTCGGGCAAACTTCCGGGGAGACATCCCACGGGCGGCGAGGTCGCGCAAGTTCTGCGCGGACCGGCGAAGCGTTGCGGCCCGATCTGCCCGCTTCTTTGCTTCGTCCGGTTCTGTCGGTGTCCAGAATCCGGGCGGGAACAGTCTGTCGTGTTCGCGCCTGAGTGCCTGTTCCCTGGCCCTCCTCGACACCTTCCCGGACGGGGAAAGGATTGTATGGTCAATCGCTGGTCGCTCAGTCATTGGACTGGAACCTCTCCCGGAGCAGGTCGGCGCAGTCGCGGCAGTAGTAGTCGGTGAAGGGCTTTCCGTCTAGGTCCGCGAAGGCTTCCGCCAGGGGAACGCGGGCAAAGCAACGGGAGCAGGTGACAGCCTGTCCGTGCTTGTCTGTGCAGGGCTTCATGTTCATGACTTCCTCCGGTGCTGAGGTTTCTGTGATTATAGCACAACAGCAAGGAATAGGGCCGGGCGAAGGCTCGTAACTCTGTGAGCCACAACAAGATAAAAGTTTCAAGGGCCGTCAACAGATGTCAAGTATGTGCGCCGCAGGTCTTGACATGATCGCCAATCGGTAGTAACCTCAAGGTATGGCAAAGAGCAAATATCAGGTGGCGGGCGGATGCAAACTCCCGCGGGCCGACTATCCTTACAAATCACCCTTCGATGACTTCGTCCACAATACGGAATCCAGGAGTCTCAAGGAAGTCGCCCGAATCTGGTCCATCGACTACGAGAATCTCCGCAAGGTAGCGGGCCGGAACGGATGGACGGACGAGCGAAAGCGTTACTTTCAGTCTCAGGGTGTCCAGGATGGTCCCGCACCGTTTGCTCTGCTCCAGGCCGACATGGACAAGGCTATGGAACTTACGCGCCAGTTTGAGAACGGAGAGCTTACGGACGACGATCTACGGGCTCGGATGCGGCCGTTGATTCTCCGGGGTTTGCTATCTCATGCCATGTCAGCAGACGCCTCAACGTCTCGCGGGGCTCTGGCCGAACTGCTCGTGAGCCTACAGAAGACTCAACAGACTGGAGACACTGCAAATAGATTCGAGAGAGCGAGTCCTGGAGAACTGCTAGACCTTATGTCAAAGATCAGTGATGGACAGATTCCCGACGAACTAAGGGACTATTACGACTAGTCGCTGTGGTAGTCCTTACAGCACGACCAGGAACAGAACAGGCCTGGTATAGCATCGGCCCGGCCCGAAAGCCTATCGTCAGGGAGCACAGAGTAAGAGAACAGACGTCCCTGCCGGTTGCTACCGCACCAGGAACAGGTCGCATCGGTTCTGACAATCTCCCTGACGATCTCGTACCTGGCGAACGCATCGTGATTAATGGAAACTCGTGCCATGATCTCCTCCGGCGCTAGTGTAAGAGAAGAGACGGAGGACTACTCCTCCGTCTCCTCGAATCCGAGACAGTGGCCGTGCTCGTCTACGTTGTCACAGCAGGGGAAGCAGTCGTAGCCCTTCGCCGTGAACCCAACAACCGGCTCCCTCGGGACTCGGGGGTACCAGGAGTGCCCGCAGCGGTTACAGCGCAGGGTGGGGAGGTGCATTAGGCCCTCCCGTCTACGCCGCACACATCGCAGTATCCGTACTCGTTCCAGGTGTGGATGTGGTCTTGGAGGTCCCGAAGTTCCGATGCGCCACGCTCAAACTCACGGACAAGGGCCTCGTATGGGTCCTGCTCGTCACCTTCTCCCGCGAGGACCCAATACTCATGGGTGCGTCGGGCGGCGGCTACAAGAGCGTCTACCAGTCTTGCGGCGTCTCCGATGCGGACGGGTATGCATACTTCGCGCTGCCCGCAGTCGGGGGCGAGCCTATGAGTGTCATGGTCGGGGACGATGAAGTTCAGAAACGTGCGAACAAGCATGAGACTCTCCTTTGTTTGACTACCTGCGGCAAGCGTACAATGGCCCGTAATCTTGTCAAGAGGAAGAAAAGGCGAAAGTCTGTAACCTAGTGAGCCATAACGAGATAGGAAGGCAAGAAAGTTTTGGGCTCGATCCAGGTACTTGACAGACGCGCCGCAGGTAGCGAAAGGAAGGCGAACACAGGCGGATCACCGGGTCAGGCCGGTATGTCCCAGGCCGGGAAACAGACCAGTGACGATACGCGACAGCGTATACGGTGAGCACGCAACACAGTACCCTCCTACTTATATAAATACCCTACCATACCACAGTCTATTGACCAAGCCGTCGGAGTATCCCTTCTTAGACATTGTCTAAACTAAAGGTTCTAGACTAGTTTGCGGTACAAAGTAGAACGGTATAACTAGTTATGGGAGAACAAGTTAAGGGAAACGTGCACGCGAGGAGGGGTACCCCCGGCCCCCCGTCCGGCGGACGCGCGATCTGGTCTTATTGGGACTCCTCCCGCACAGAATTGGGAAAAAGTAAGGGGGACATGTAGCCGAAGGATACACGAAGTGGTTGGATTTGGGATTTAAGGGGTATCCACGCGGGGGAAATGGGGGAATAGGAGTCCTAACGGTGGGGTTCCAGACTTACAGATGTGTAAGGGAAAGGGCTTGACAGGGTTACATATATGGCAGTATGATGAGAGTAGATGGTATGGAACCCGGCCTTGGCTCTCGGGGGTTACATATGTAGAAGGTGGATAAGGTGTGGATAAGTTGAGGATGGGGGTTAGGGCTGGGAAATACGCGGGTGGATACCCGTTTACGCCAAAAGGAGGCCCGGAATGGAAGCGATGTTGAAGGTCACGCCCCCGGATGCGGAGAGTATTCAGGGGATCATGGACGGCATCATGCGGATTGTAGAGGCTCCCTGCGGGGACGCCGTGAAACTGGAGGCCCTGCGGACCCTGGGCACTCACGTTGGGGCTCCGACGAGTATCTCCAACTGCACCTTCAGTCAGGTGAACCGTGAGCCAGAACCCGAAAAATCCGAACCGCGGAGCGACTCGACCACACCGGCTGAGGAAGTAATGGCGGACCTCAAGTCCCGTATCCTTTAGCCCGAAATCACCATCTACAAGTAGGGGGTTCGGGATGGAAACCGTGACGGTGGATAAAGTCATCAAGTGGCTCCGTGAACCACTTTAGCCAAAAGGAGGCCCGGAATGAAGTGGATAGAGAAGATGAAGGCGAAGCGCAAGGAAGAGATGGAGAAACTTGCCAAGGCAGCGGTACGGGAGGCCGTGCTGGGGGACTCCAACGAGCAGTCCCTGCTTGACGCCCGGTTCAAGAGGGCTACGGGCTCACCCCCCGAGGTCCGCGTCGTCGCGGAGGAACACGAAGATGGCTCACCCGGCTACTCCGCTACCGCTACCTGCCGTATCTTCGGTAAGGACTACGAAGCGAGAGACTGGGCGAAGGAACCGATGGATGCCGCAATGATGGCGATGGGCGCGTTGGACCGCAAGATTTGGACGCCGAAGATAACCGTGGAGGGCTGACGGATGAGAACCGTGACGGTGGATAAAGTCATCAAGTGGCTCCGTGAACCACAAGTACGGGAAGAACTGAAAGACCTCGTAGAAGAGGTTTTGCGTTCTTTGGTGGGCCTACGGGACCTTGATTACGAGGCCTTCGCCATGAATGCGGTACTGCTCGGGTGGAGCGATGAAGAGGCCAAGAAGCGTCTCGCGCAGTTAGAAGAAAGGGTGAGGACGGGTGGACAGGGAAGCCGTAGAGCAGTTACTTGACGAACTGAGGATGCGTTACCTCTTAAAACCAACGGAGGTTACGTTGACATGGGAAGAGTTCATTACTCTTGTTGAAGTCGGATACGCATGGCTCACAGATTGAACCAGGAGGAACCCCGGTGAACCTGCTTCTCGTTTCATCCATGCTCACTTGGGCTCTCCTTCTCGGGGCGCTTTTTATGGCTGTCGGAACGCCCCGCGACGGTCTCGTCGCCTTCGTTGCCTCCATCGTTCTCCTGACCATCCGTACCCTCATAGTCCGCTTTCTCCCCGCCCGGACCATCCGGGAGATTCAGGATATGCTCCCATGAAACGGTGCGAGAACTGCCGGTTCTGGAAACCCCTCCGCAGGGTTCAACCCGATGAGCCCAAACGCGGTAAGTGCTTCGGCAACCGTAAAATCTTCACCTCCCCCAACGACTACCACTGCGACAAGTTCAAACCCAAATGAAGTGCCCCAAGTGCAAAGGCTCCACCCGCGTCGTCTGGTCCCGCCCGGAATCCGATACCGAGATACGCCGCCGCCGCGAGTGCCTTGCCTGCTCCCATCGCTTCACAACCATTGAGAAACCGAAGGAGCCCAAATGAACACAGCCATAACCATGCTCCTACTCTTCCTCTTCTTAGATGGAGTCCTCGAAGGAGTACGCTGGACACACTCAGAATCCAGACTCCTTGAACCCTTCGATATCTACCACCCACTCATCGGCATGAGAAACCTGGCCGCCTTCATCGCCGTCATCGCAGCTTCCGTGAACCCTCCCCTGCTCATCAACTACTTGGGAGCATGGCTCCTGGGTAACGCAGGCTTCCGCGAAACGGCCATCAATACGATCACGCGGGGTAAGGTCCCCTGGAGAAAGCCGAACCTCATGGGCTTCCCACGATACCCCGTCATCGAACTCATCCTGGCCGTCACCATCGGCGGCTGGCTCTGTCTTGCGAGGTGATTGATGAAGCACGTCCGGTTCCTCTTCGAGTTCGACCGACATCCCCCGGTCCAACGCTTCCTACCCATCGGTGACTGTCACGTCGGCGTCCGGGGCTCCGACGTAGGACACCTGCGCAAGTACGTCGATTGGGTCAAGAAGAACGGAGCCTACTGGTTCGGCATGGGCGACTACTGCGACCTCATCGCCTACAACGACCCGCGCTTCGACGCCCGCTCCTGCGATATGGAGATTCAAGACCTCTTCGACCTCCCCAAGAAACAGGCCGACCTGTTCTGCTCCATCGTGGAACCCATCAAAGACCGCTGTATGTTCATCCTCTCCGGGAACCACGAAGAAGCCGTCACCAAGCACTACAACCAGGACATCGCCGCCTACATCGCTACCAAACTCGGCGTCCCCTACCTCGGCTACTCAGGACTCATCAACGTGGCGTGGCGATGGAAGTCCGGGAAGTCCTCCTACATCACCGACAGGACGTGGTTCGTGCATCACGGCTGGGGAGGGGGCCGGTCCTATGGGGGCAAACTGAACAAGGTCATCAACTTCATCCAGGGGTTCGACGCGACCGACTACTTCATGGGCCATGTCCACGACGTTACCATCACCAAGACCTCACGCCTCCAGTTCGGATCGCGCACCATCGGCAAGCCCAAGCAGTTCCGCAAGAACGTGGCATGGCAGGAGCACGTCGCGGAGAGTATCGAACACTGCTTCGCGCTCACCGGCTCCTTCCTCCGAAGTGCCGAGTACGCCGAGAAGAAGGGCTACAACCCATCCTTCGTAGGAGCCATCAAATACGAGGTGGACCCGTTCCGCTGGGTAGGTGGGAAGAAAGCCGGTAAGTGGCGGTCCATCGCTGACGTAGGAACCCTGACACTATGATAGAAACCCATGTTTTCATCCTTTGGGAAGCGGCGGTCAAGTGGGATGAGGCCAATGGCTCACGAGTCTCCGGGGATATCTACAAACACTTCCTCGTCATCGCGGAGGATACCGTTGACGACGCGGACGTGCGAGAGGTCATGAGAAGGGTCTACCGTATCGACGGCCCCCTGCTTGAGTACAAACGAGCCCACTGCGGAGCCGGGCCGTTCAAGGTGCTCATCGTGCTGGACTGCGTACCATCTTATGAGACACGCAGTACCTCGCATGGAATCCGGCAGGTGAACCGGAATATGTACGACCTCAAGGTGAAGTACCGTGAGTGGATGGGCGGGGGACATACCATCCATGTCTCGGACGACCCGGAAGATGCTTATCACACCCTGGAGGTGCTGTATGGATAAGGGATATACGGCAACCGTAGAGGCTCGGTGATCCAGAACCCTGTCAATCTCGGGAGCCGAACATGAACGTAGACTACCTCATCGTCGGAGCGGGTATGTACGGCTCGGTCATCGCCCAGCAGTTGAATGACGCGGGCAAGCGCGTAGCCGTGGTAGACTCCCGCAACCACATCGGGGGCATCTGCTACACCGAACCCCTCGAACACATCATCCTCCATATGTTCGGCCCGCACATCTTCCACACGAACAACCAGCGGGTCTGGAAGTACATGAACACCTACGCGGCGATGAAGCCCTACGTCCATACGGTTCGGGTTCATGTAGGCGGAGTCAACTACCCATTCCCCATCAATCTGGATACGATGGGTATGCTCATGGGTCTGCGCACTCCCCGGCAGGCGAAGGCGTACTTCAAGACGGCGGCCCGGCTCAACGTGGACACGACGAACGCGGAAGGGTGGCTCATCTCGCAGGTCGGTCCCTTCCTCTACGACAAGTTCTACAAGGGGTACACGGAGAAGTTCTGGGGACGCCCGGCCAAAGAGGTTCCCGCGTCGGTCATCAAGCGGATTCCGATACGGACCAACTACGACGGGCGGTATCACTCGTCATGGTACTCCGGCATCCCGGTCGGGGGGTACACGCCGTTCTTCGAGCGGGTTCTGGATGGGATACCCGTGAGCCTTGAAACGCCTTATCCCGACTGTCTAGACGACTTCAAACCCGACCACACTGTTTACTCTGGACCGATTGATGCCTTCTTTGGCAACACCTACGGCAAACTAGAGTACCGCTCCCTCCGCTTCGATATTGAGAAACACCACACCGACGACTACCAGGGATGCGCCCAAGTCAACTACCCGGAGAAGGAGAAAGCCTACACGCGCATCACCGAACACAAACACTTCGACCACCGCTCCACACCCTATACGTTCATCACCAAAGAGTTCCCAATGGATGAGGGCGACCCGTACTACCCTGTTACCACGGATGATAACGTCCGTCACTACCAGCAGTACACGAACCTCGCGCACAAGGAAAAGCGCGTGACGTTCGGCGGCAGGCTGGGAACCTACCAATACCTCAACATGGACCAAGTGATCGCCGTTGCGTTACAGACGGCAGAAAGGCTGCTTCGGAGATGAAGATTTTGATGACCGGGGACAAGGGGCTCATCGGCGGGATTCTCCAGAAAGAACTCCCGCAGTATGGGTACGAAATCTCTGGATACGACAAGAAGGACGGGCTGGAACTGAACAACACGGATTGCCTGACCGAGCATCTGAAGGGGAACGAAGCGGTCGTGCATCTGGCGGGTATCCCCGGTCCGTGGGGAGAGGATTGGGAACTCTACCAGTACAACAACGTGGACGGGACCTTGAGTGTCATCGAGGCTTGCCGCCGGGCGAAGGTCGGGAGAATCGTCTATGCTTCATCAGGAGCCGTCTACGGTATGTCGAACGGGAAGATGGAGGTCCCCGAGTTGCCCTTGACCGAGGGGAGTCCGTTGGCCCTTGAGCCCCTATGCTACGACCGGAGCAAGATTCTCTGTGAGCAGCACCTCGCCGGGGCAGAGGACATCAAGGCGCGGATCGCCCTCCGGCTGGAAACCCCGACGCCCCACGCGATTCCCCTGGCCTCACACCTGTGGGCCTCCATCACCGAGGAGAATCTTGGAAGAGCCTTCCACGCGGCACTGAAAGCGGACTTCATCGGGTTCGGGGCCTTCAACATCGGCAACGACCAGATGGGGGAGAAGTTCGACTCCATCGCGTTCTGGAACGAGCACTATCCGGGGTCCAGGAGTTCAATCCTGTACCCTCGTGAGCCCCTGTACTGCATCAGGAAGGCCAAAGAGATACTAGGCTATGTCCCAACATCGTAAAGGAGAAACATGGCACTCACATTACTAGAGCCGTACAGTCCCGACAAGGTGCCCTTTGATGACGACTACTCATGGGCCAGTGTCATTGTCCAGTTGCGGGAGAAGTTGGATGGGTTCACGGATTGCCGGGGATGCGGGGGTTTGTTCAACTACAACCGCTTCGTCCATGTGGGATACTTGGACCCTGAAACGGCTTCTAAGCACGGAATATGCTGGACGATGGCGTGGTCCCCGGATTCTACCGGACCCGCGGCGACCTGTCTCCCCATCAAACTCTGCCCCCACTGTGCGCGGGACAGGGCTACGGTCCTTCGGTTCATCACCATCTGGCCGGATGGGTCCTATACGGGGACAGAGCCGACATACTGGCAGGACCCCGACAGGGATGTCTGGTGAGCCAACACCCTGAACTCGTCGTAGCCCACTACAACGAGAACCTGGACTGGCTGGAAGGACGTGAGGCAACGGTCTACAAGAAGGGGAAAGACCTCCCCAACATAGGGCGGGAAGCGTCCACGTTCGCCCATCACCTGCTCACGAAGGAACCCGCTGAATGGACCGCCTTCCTTCAGGGCAACGCACTCGATCACTGCCAAGACCTGTTCACGGTACTTGACAGGGAGCAAACAGATAAGGTCGTCCCACTCCACCCGTTCTGGGAGTGCGACCCCACCGGACACCCCCACCATTGGGAATGTCTGGACCTGGATGCCGCGTTCAGGTACATTCTCGAAACAGAGTGTCCCATGCGGTACAGGTTCTCTCCGGGCGCACAGTATATTGTGCATCGGTCGTGCATACCGGACCGGGGGATGTTGGAGCGGATCGTGAAAATGAGCCATGAACGAAGGGGACCTTGGGAGTTAGAAAGGTTGTGGTGGTACATTTGGACCTCACGCCAGAGCGAGTAAGGAACGACCTACAGAACGCGCTCAAGAGGATGTATAAGCGCGACCGCTGGAAGTTCTACGTTCCGTACACTTCCAGGCTGAACCCGGAGCGCAAGCCGCAGGAGGAGTTCCATCTGTCCCCGGCGCGGGTGCGGGCCATCATCGCGGGCAACCGGAGCGGTAAGACGGAGGCCGGGGCGATGGAGTGTATCTGGCGGTCCCTGGGAACCCACCCGTACAACCCCAAGTGGCACACCGACACAGCGGACTGCGTACCCAACCACGGCTGGATCATCGTACCGGACTGGAAGAACCACGCCGCGCAGGTGACGCTTCCGAAGATGAACCTCTACCTGCCCCAGCACCGCTACCAGTGGTACGGGGACCTGAGTATGTGGCAGGACAAGAGAACCGGCTCGACCATCACGGTGAAAACGACGGAATCCGGGCGCACGAAGTTCCAGGGGGCGGACATAGATTGGGCTTGGGAGGACGAGGAGATTCCTAACGACATCCACCGGGAGGTCAGGATTCGGCTCACGGACCGCCGGGGGGACTTGTGGATCACCGCCACCCCGCTTCTCGGCCTGACGTGGCTCATGGACGACATCTATGAGCCCTGGAAGAACAACCAAGTGAGCCCCGAAGAAATCGCCTGCTTCAACATCCACATGCGGGAGAACCCCTACCTCTCCGAAGATGAAGTAGACTTCCTTGAGCGGGAGTTCGAGGACGACGCACTCGCCCCCGCCCGGTTCGAGGGCCGCTTCGTCCAACTGACCGGACTGGTCTATCCGATGTTCAACGCTCGGGAGACACACGCGCTCTCGCAGGACTGGAAACTCCCTGCGGGCTGGCGGGTGTTCTGCGCTATCGACTTCGGGTTCACCAACCCGTTCGTCTGTCTGTGGTTCGCTATCGACGGGGATGGCTCACTGTACCTGTTCCACGAATACTACAAGACGGAAACGCTCATCAGCGACCATGTGCGGGCGATCAAGAGCATCAATGAGCAATACGGATGTACCCCCGCATACTACGTCGCAGACCCTGAAGAAGCGCAGTCCCGTCATGAGATGAGCGCACAGGGCATCACCACCATCCCGGCAGACAAGAAGTTCATGGAAGGCATGAACCGCGTCCGGGAGTACCTCAAGGTCCGCGACAACGGCAAGCCCATGTTCTACGTCCACCCGCGCTGTAAGGAGTTCATCTGGGAGATGGGGCGGTATGTGTTCAAGGACCGCGCCCGCCAGTCACAGGAACTCAACACCCATGAGATAGCCGAGAAGAAGAATGATCACGGCGCAGATGCGTTACGCTATGGTGTGATGTCCCGTCCTTCCCCCGCCCGTATGGGCCGAAAGCGCGTCCCGCCGGGTTCCTACAAGGATTGGGAGCGCACCCTCCCCACCGGAAGAACAGGCAGAATAGACCCCACAGTGTAAACTTCTTCTTACAGGTGTAAATATCCGTTGACAGTCTTGCGTACCATGTGGTACACTGTGCTATGGTGGGAGTACGTTCTTGAACCATGTGTACCATACGGTACGGGGGTGAGCGATGGCAGGGCAACATCCATTGTATCAGAAGATTTCCGGGACCACGGCCGCAGCGACGGTTTCTTCCACTCCAGTCTACCTACACGCTCTCATTTGGGACGGGGCACCCTCGGGGGCGATTTCTGTTTACGATGGCCCCACGGCGACCGGGACGTTGCTCTATACCGTGGCGTCTTCTACCGCAGCCGGGCAGCGCGACTTCGGGGGCCTGACCTGTGAAACCGGACTGGTCGTGGCCTTAGAGAAGAATGACGACTGCGTGGTAGTCTATCAGAAGATGGGTTAACCCGTGCCGCGCAAGAAGAAGTCCTCGGAAACGAAGGCCAACGAGTATTTCGACAAGATACGCACGTCCAAGAAGGCTCGTGAGCACGAAGAAACCAAGTGGAAGAAGTGGATCGACTACTATGAGACGCGCTACTACGACCTGACGGACTTCGAGATAGACGGCCTTCAGTCCGACCTCATCGCCATCAACCTGCTGAAAGCGAACATCCAGACCATGCAGGCTGCGGTCTACTTCCGCAACCCCAAGGTCTACGCCCGCCCCAAGCGCGAAGAGTTTCGCAAAAAAGCCCCCCTCTGCGAATCCGTTATCAACTACTGGATAGACGAACTCGACTTCAAAAAGCAGATGCGGAAGTGTACCCTCGACTGGTTCGTGGTCGGGCACTCATGGGACAAGATAGGCTACTACGCCAACGTATCGGAGTCCGAGCGGGGTCAGGACGCCAGTGGCGCAGAGACAGAGACGGACATCAACATCCGCAACGGACAGCCGTTCGTCCGGCGGGTGAGCCCCTTCCGTATGCTCGCAGACACCGGATGCACCGACTACGAACACGCCCGCTGGGTAGCCGAAGAAATCCTCATGCCCTACGAGGAAGCCCGGCGCAAGTACCCGGAACTCAAGGACATCGGCCTCTCCGACCTCGCGGTTCCAGAGTCCATTTCCTCCTCGGGAGCCTACGACCAGGACCGCTGGGGAGTCGCGGAGCGCAAGGAAGGCTTCGTCAAACTCTATCAGGTCTGGTACAAAGAGTACAACAAGGACACGGACGACTACGATATCCGTGTGATGATGCTGGCCGAGGGATGGGACGAACCCCTCTCGGACGACAAGGATCAGCTGGGCCTCGAAGGGTTCCCCTACGAGTACCTCCCGTGGGACGAGTGCATCGACAAGTTCTACCCGCAGGCGATGGCCGAAGTCATCGAAGACCTGCTTCTGGAGTACAACAAACTCCGGTCGATGGAACTCAACCACCTCAAGCGGTTCGCCCGCAAGTACGAAGCCCGCAGAGATGCTTTCGACGACGCGGGAAAGACGGCCCTGCGAAGCGGGGAAGATGGGTATGTGTTCGAGGTAGACACGCTGGACGTACCCAACATCCGGGCTATCGAGGACGCCCCGCTGGACGCGCAGCACTCCACGAACATCCGGCTCATCGAGTCCGAGGTGCGGCAACTCATCGGGTTGGACGAGTTCATCAAGGGTTCCGGCTCACCGTCCATGACCGCTACGCAGACCGCCGAAATCTCACGCGGTACGTCCCTGCGGGTCCAGTGGCGGAAGGATATGCTGGAGGACTTCCTCATCAAGACGGTCCGCAAACTCTGGATGGTACTACAACAGTATCACGACACCGAGGATATGCTCCCCATCGTAGGACCCGACGGGCTCACGGAGTACCAGAAGTACAGCCGTGAGGAGATTCAGGGCGAGTACAAACTGGAGATCGGCGTCAACTCGACCTCTCCCCCGGACCGGCAGCAGGACATCAAGAACGCCATCGACCGCTACAACCTGCTCCGCAACGACCCGAAGGTGGACGCCCGCACCCTCATCGTGGACATCCTCACCGCCGATGGGATGGAGAACATCGAGAAGTACGTCAAGCGGCCGGAGTCTCTTGAGCAGGAACTCATCCAGAAGGAGAACCAGGCACTTCAGAAGGGTACGCCGACGATGGCTCACCCCGGCGACGACCACCAGATGCACCTGAAGGCCCAGGAGCCCCTAGCCAAGAAACTCGCCACGCAGATTCAGCAGTTGCAGTCGCAGTTCGAGGGCATGGCGCGGGAAGCGCAGGGCGGGACCAACCCGAACGCGCAGGCGCAGGCCCAGCAGATGCAGCAGCAACTCCAGCAGATTCAGAAACTGGCCCAGGTCTGGCAGGCCCACGTCCAGCAGCACCACGCCTACATCGAGACGGACATGGGAGCCGGGGAAGTCAAGCCTCGCGGACCTGTGGACCCGAACATCATGAACCGTCGAACCACCCGGCAGGCAGACCTCATCGCGGAGTTCCAGGGTGGCTGACGGATGGAAGCCGAGCGAGTACCACGGAGGACTCGCCGGGATACTCAATAGCAGGAAGTTCCCGACTGCTTACTGCATCCGGGACACGGAATACATCGAAGCGATAGATGATGTCGTGACCGGGTGGAAGGACAAGCAGCGGAAGTTGAAGGTTCACGAAGTAGAAGAGTGCGGCGACACCGTACACGGTGGCCGCGCCGAAGTGCGTAAGCCGAAGGGAACGCTTACGTTCACAATGGACTCATCCCCGAGGGGACAAGAGGAGAAGTAACAATGGACGAAGAAGCAGTCGGACAGGTCGAAGAAGCGGGACTGGAATCGGGCATCGAAACCGTTGATGACTCGGCCAGTGAGCCATCGGAGACTACTGTTGACGACACTATGGTAGACCTTGACGCTCTGGACACGAATCTGGAGAACGTGAATCTGGACGTACTCAAGGCCCGCTATGGTGAGAAGGCCCCTGAAATCGTGCAGTTGGGCAAGCAGTTTCAGGCCGACTACACGAGAAAGACTCAGGCGTTGGCGGCAGAGCGGCGGGCGTTGGACGCGATCAAACAGGAGATGGAGAAGCAGTGGAACCAGACCAATCTCCAGAAGGGCGCGGACATCGACATCAATACCGCTACTCCCGAGCAACTGTACCAGCATCTGTTGGGGGAGTTGAGTAACCGCTTCCAGACGATGTTGGACTCGCGGGTGAACCCGCTTGCTCAGGAAGTCTCGGTCGCCAAGATGCAGAAGATGGTCAACGAGATGCAGCAGGCAGACCCGGTATTCAAGGAGCCAGAAGTGATATCCAAAGTCACTGAACTGGCCTCTGAGATGGGAAACCAGGGTGTGCGGGCTCAAGTCGTGATGCAGGCTGCCGCCTACCAGAAAGTCAAGGGGCAACTCGAAGCACTACAACGTAGTCTCAACAAGAAAAAGGCAGCGGCTGTCAAACAATCCGCTCCGGGAAGTACCGACGTGGCGACCAAAGCGGCCCCCGCCGGTTCCTTCTCTGACACCTTCGAGTCTATCCGACAGAAGGTTATCCGGGGCGAGTTGTAGCCGCCCAAAGGAGAGTGAAGTACAGTGCCTGTCGCAAGCGCAGGAGGCAGTTACGACAACCTGCTCACCTCGACGATGGAGATGATCAACCCGACGCTGTACGACCAGTTCTTCGACCACCTTCCCCTCTGGAAAGCCCTCAACGGGCGCAAGAAGGTCAAGAAGTCTGGCTCGGGCGAGTCTATCCACTACGAAGTGAGTTACGGGAAGGACGACCGTGCCAAGTCGTACGCGGACTACGGTATCCTTCACACCAACCCCACCGAGTTCATGATGCGGGCGTTCTACACCTGGAAGCAGTACGCCGTTCCGGTGACTATCTCCGGGATGGACAAGGCGAAGAACTCCGGCGACAAGACCAAGATCATCGACCTGCTGGAAGCCAAGACGAAGAACGCCATTTCCTCGCTCCGGGACGACTTGAGCGTGGCGACCTTCGCTTCCGGTGGCGGGAACGATATCGTGGGGTTGCAGTCTCTGGTGGCCGACACCCCGACCACGGGGACCGTCGGGAACCTGAACGCCGCGACCTACTCATGGTGGCGGAACCAGTACACCAACACGGCGGGCTCTTTCGCCGGAGGTGGGCTGGGCTACATGAGGACCATGTTCAACAACTGCACCTTCGGTACGGACCAGCCCGACATCCTCGTAACGACTCAGACGGTTCACGAGTATTACGAGGGGGCTCTCCAGCCGCAGGAGCGGTTCACCTCGACCAAGCAGGCGGACGGTGGCATCGAGACGCTGAAGTTCCGTGGCGCGTCGGTGTTCTTCGACCGGGACTGCGGTAGCGGCCGTATGTACTTCCTGAACTCGGACTACCTGGACCTGTGGATTCTCAACGGCCAGGACTTCAAGGCTGGGAAGTTCATCACGCCGCCCGAACAGGACGTGAGCATCAGCCAGATTTTCTTCAAGGGTGCCCTCACGGTCCCGGCTCGGCGTTACCACGGGATCATCACTGGTATCAGCGCGTAAGGGGCGATACCAATGGCGATTGATTCATCCGTTGTATTCCAGACGGTACTCGGGAACCATCGGGTCGTGGTGCGAAAGCACCTCACTCCGGGGGCGGGTACGGCGAACAACATCAATACGGGAGCCGCATACGTCGTCGCGGTTTTTGCCACTTCGACGGGCACCGGAGAAGATGTTGTTGCCTGTACCCCGAACACCTCGGACCACTCGACCGAGGCTCTCGGGCACTACACCCTGGAGTGCGAGGCCGACGTAACCTGTTACACCCTGGAGTTCCTGTCAGGGTAGAAAGGGGGTGAGTGGTGAGTATCTCAACGACTCGACAGTACATCGGTCCGCTGGGTAACTACCGCGTGTTCATCGACACGCACACTACCCCCGGGACGCAGACGGCGAACGATATCGACACCTACGCCGGGTATGTCCTTCTGGCTATCGGCAAGCCTGGAGGCGACGTAGACCCGGACGAAAGCCTGTTCGCTGTCCGCTGTACCGAGAATACGTCGGACCACACCACAGAAGCACTCGGGCACTACTGTCTCGAATGTGAGGCGAACGTGACCTGCAAGGTCCTGGTCATCGCGGCCGGGTAACATATCCCACTTGCCCCGGCTGGGAGGCCGGGGGTGCCCCGTAGGGATACGGGGGTAAGGAGAGGTGAAGTAAAGATGTTGATCATGAAGGCTACTGCCACCAGTCCAGAACAGGCGTTCGTCACGGCGCGAAACTGTGCCGCGACCACCGCTGTTCCGGGCGACTCGGCGCAGTGGAAGATCGATGCGAACATCAAGGGTATCGACACCGAGACGGCCAACAGCGGCGAGGAAGAGGCATACGCTGGTATCTGGAGCGAGACGACTGCTCGGTCCAGTTACGGGCTGCTCCAGGTGTACGGGTACTCCACGAAGATCAAGATGGGGCTGTCGAGTGCCGCGCTGGGAGGGTTCATGAAACTCCTGGCGGACAAGAGTTACGTCACTCCCATCATCATCGGAAACTCGGCTCCGGGACAGGATTCCGACTACGATGAGCGGTATGGTTTCGTGGTTTCGTTCAGTGTGACCTCGCTGGCGGACTCGGTTGGGACAACGGGACCGTTCGACGGGTTCATCCACGCGCTGTAACCAACAACGGGGAGAGGGGGGTTCACTCGTGAGCCCCCTTCTAACCCTATAAAGGAGAACATGAAACTCTCGGACAAACTGTTCTACACCATCATGCACCTGCTCCCCCCACGGGACAAAGCGGTGTCGGTCATGAAGTGTAGGAACTGCGGAAAACTGAGACTCATGGGGGACCTGCACAACGAGAAGAGGCGACACTGCCCGAGATGCAACGGGTCTGCGGTGATCGTACCGAAGGACTTTTCGTTCCGTGACAAGATGGACTACCTATGGGCGGCTCTGTTCCGCCGCAAGGTTTTGCTCTTTGGCATAGATGAAGGGGTGCATTGGGACCGGGACAACCCCGGCATGGAGGTCCAGTGAAGCGGGAAAAGAAGGGCCTGAAGCGGCCGAAGGTCGTGCATCTGGTGATGCCCTCCAACCGGGGCGAGATAGATGTGCGCGTTGTGTTCGCCTATCACCACATGGTCATCCGGTTCGTCACCGAAGAGTTGGCGAAGCCGGACGGCCCGGACTACGGGCTGTACGAGTACAACATCACCGGAGCGTTCATCACCGACGCACGGAACCGGGCGGCAGAAATCGCCATCGAGGGTCAGCCGGACAGGAACCTTCCGCCAGCCGACTACCTTGTCATGATGGACGATGACATGGTTCCCCCGTCGGATACCATCGCCCGGCTTCTCGCGCACAACAAGCCCATCGTCGCTCCCCTGTTCCATCACCGTAGGCCCCCGTTCAAGCCTGTGGTGATGGAATACGCATCGACCGGGGATAAACTGGAATACGTCATCGTGAACCCCGAAAAGTCCCTTCAGGAAGTGGACGCCGTAGGAGGGGGACTGGTCTGCATCGACGTGAACCGCACCCTCCGCAAGATGATCCGCCCGTTCTTCTGGATGGCTCCAGAGTACGGAGAGGACATCTACTTCTGCCACAAGGCCAAGCAGGAGGCAAAGGCTCGGGTGTTCGTGGACACGACCATCGACGTAGGGCACCTCGGGGATAAGGCTGTTGTGGACCGGCACTACGCCGAGGCTGCGAGGAAGCAGTTGGGGATATGAAACTCAACCTCGGTTGCGGCCACCGGCTGTTCCCGGAGGAAGAGGGGTGGATCAACGTAGACCTCGACCCTGTGGGTGGGGTGTTCGAGGCGGACGTTCGCAACCTCCCGTGGAAAGGGGAGGCGGACCTTATCTTCGCGGGGCACCTGCTGGAACACTTCCGGCGCGAGGAGGCGGACAGCCTGCTCCGACACTGGAAAGCGGCCCTGAAGCCCGGCGGTACGCTGGATGTCATCGTGCCCGACATGCTGACAGCGTGCCGGGACATCGCGGAGCACGGGGTTGACCACTCCTACGGGAACGAGCCGTGGATGAACCCATACGCGCTCCTTTGGGGATACATAGCACCTGGGAAGCCGCTCATGGCTCACATGGGGGGATTCTCGGCGGAGTCCCTTGGGAACGCGCTCGTGGGTGCAGGGTTCGAGGACGTGGAGGTTCAGACGGGCAAGGACGACTGGTGCCCGGCGATAATCGCTCGGGGGCGTAAGCCGGTACACGGCAGGGTGGACATGGTAGTGCCCTGCTGGAACCACGCGGAAATGACCAAGGGGCTGCTTGAGTCCATCGTGCAGACCCGTCATCCGTACAGGATGATACTCATTGACAACGGTTCGACGGATGAGACTCCGGCGCTCTTGCTTGAGTTCAAGGCAAAGCATCCGGAAACCATCCTCATCAGGAACGAGGAGAACCTGGGGTTCGTCAAGGCCACCAACCAGGGTCTTGAAGCCTCAGACTCTCCCTACGTCATGCTGTTGAACAACGACGTAGAGATATTGCCGGGGGACACGCTTTGGCTAGATCGGATGCTGGAACACTTTGGGGAAGATGTCGGGGCGGTCGGGCCTACCTCGACGTGGGTGATGGGGTTCCAGAAGAACGAACTGGCCGGGTTCCCCCGGCACCATATCGTACCCGTTCTTAGCGGGTTTGCCATGCTTGTCCGGCAGGATGTGGTGAAGAAGATAGGGGTGCTGGACGAAGTGTTCGGAATGGGCGGCAACGATGACTTGGACTACTCGTTCAGGATTCAGGAAGCGGGGTACAATCTCGTCGTTGCGAGGGATGTGTTCGTCTTGCATGAGGGCTCTGTGAGCCTAAAGACGTTCACCAAAGAGAAGTACGAGATGCCTGAAGAAGATATGAGGTATGTCGAGTGGCTGGACCAGGAAACAAGAGACGCACTCATCGAGAAGTGGGGACAGGAAAGAATCGATACCATCAACAGCTTCTATGAGTGCTTCACAGCGGTAGAAGTCTTACACATCTGACTACCGGAAAGGTGAAGTCGAAGATGGCGACAATAGAGGACCTTCTGAAAGCGAAGCCGGAAGCACTCAAGCGGCTGCTGGACGAGGTTGAGAAGAAGAGCGCTCCACCCCCGAGCAGTATCATCGACGCGCAGTTCTCGCCGTATCAGTATACCGAGGACGTGGATGATGTGAACGGGGACATCGTAATGAAGATCGGGGGACGCGAGATTCACAGATTCAGCATCACGCACCCCGACCTGGAACTGAAGAACATCAACCCGGAGAAGTTCCGGGAGCAGTTGGAGCAATCAGTCAAAGACCGACGTAGAGCACAGGAAGCGCGTGATAAACTACATCGGCGCATCGAAGCGGCTAATGCCGCGCAGAGTCCCGACAGACTCCTGAACATGGTACTCGGCACGAGTGAACCTGACGGAGCAACCGCGCTGGAAGCGTTGTCAAACCTTCTCGTTTGCCCGGATTGCCAGGAGGCGTTCCCGACCGAGAAGGCCCTACGGTTCCACAAAATCGGTAAGGCGCACGGCGAGTTCGCTCCCGGTATGCCCATGTGGGAGAAGTCTACGCCCTTCCGCAACCAGAAGAAGGCGGAAGATGCTGACACGGGCGCAGGTTCAGGAGATGATCCGGGAGGGTCTGACACTGGAGGAAGTGAAGGAGGAGATTCGTAAGGAGTGCGCTGACCTCAGCGTACGGGGCGTTCTCCTTTCGGACCTGCTCATCAGTGACCTGAACTCCTACGATTGGGGGGCGTAATGACCTTCGCCACCCTATACGCAGAGGTCGCTGAAATCCTCGGTGACTCCTCGGCCGCGATGGTAACTCGCGTCAAGGAGTGGATAAACAACGCTCAGCAGGACGTGGCGACTGCCGCATGGTGGCCGTGGCTATTGAAAGAGGCCACCATCGTCATCTCGGCAGACATCGACGACGGAACCGCCTCGGTCACGAACGGGGACGCCACCGTTGACCTCTCCGACGAGTACCTGCCTACCGCGATGGGCGCGGGACAGTGGTACTTCCAGGTGGACGACGACGACGAGTGGTATCCGGTAGCCTCCCGCACGGACGCGGACACCTTTGAGTTGTCCTCGGACTATCAGGGAGACACGGACACCGAGGCGGAGTACACGCTCCGCAGGATGATATACTCGCTCCCCTCGGACTGCTACGCCATCGCCTCCTTCCGGCAACAGCAGGAGCCCCGGCGCATCCGTGTGGCTACGTTCAACGACTTGGACCTGCTGGACCCGAACAACGACGACTCGGGAACCGACACCTACCTGTTCATCCCCTTCGGTGTGGATGCTACCGGGTATCCTCAAGGATACTTCTTCCCGCCGACCACCTCCGCCACCATCCGGCACTTGCGTTATTACCGCAAGTTGACCGACCTGTCAGGGGATACGGATGTGTCGCTCATCCCATCCCCGCACCACGAGATACTGAAGTACGGGGCTCTCCGGCGCGGCTGGGAGTTCTTGCAGGACCCCGAGGGCATGATGCGGAACCTTCAGTTGTACGAGCGGGAACTCTCGAAGATGAAGTCGCGGGTTCTGGCTGGGGCCAATGAGCCCATCGTCGTTGGGAAGCCTATCACCTCTGGATACCTGGGTATGCTCTCTCGTCTTAACATCCCGGTGAGTACCTCATGAGCACGAACCTACGCCCGACAGACCAGATGACACACGCCGGGATGGACAAGAAGTCCTCCAAGACCAACACCCAGCAGGGCAAACTACGCCTTGTCCAGAACGCCCACTACCGGGAGCGTGGAGCATTGACCAAGCGCAACGGCTATGTGAAGATCAACAACAGTCAGGCGACGAACTGACATGGCGACGTGGTACTGCGACTACACGGACGGCAACGACACCACCGGCACGGGCACGGCGGCGAACCCGTACAAGACCATCCAGAAGTGCCACGATGAGGCGACTATCGGGGATACCATCATCCCTGCGGCGGACACCTACTCGGAGGCCTTGGTATTCACGAAGTCTATCACACTTTCGGCGGCGGAGGCAGGGACGGTCACGGTCAAACCAGCGGCGGGGAATAGTGCCTGTCTGGACTTGAACGCTAACGGTGTGACTACGACGATTCAGAATGTCGATTTCGATGGCTCACTGTTGGACAACGCGAACTCAAACGGCATCTACACGAACAACAGTGGCACCATCACCATCGAGGACTGCACCATCACCCCGCCGACAGGGAACACGACAGACTACGGCATCCGGTTCTCCTCGGCCACGCTCGTTCTTCTTCGGGTGGTCATTTCTGGAGACGTAACGAACGTCATCAAGCAGGAAGGCACCAGCGGCAACATCACCTTGACGGACTGCACCATGACGCAGACCGGAACCGGCGGGAACTGCATCAACGGCGCGGCCACCTTCACGGGTCCTACCATCACCGTCATCCGTGGAACCTACTCCATCACGGCGACGGGCAATACGGACGACGTAATCAATGCAGGAGCCAACAACAAACTCTACTGTCTCGGAGCCCTCGTCATCCACAAGGGCACTTCGTCAACTGCCGGAGAATGTGTTGGGATTGCCTTTAACACTACTGCGGCGACGCAACTCCAAATCGTCTACAACTGCACCGTCGCAGCCCCGACGTGCATCAGGAACAGCACCGTCGCAACTTATAGCGGGAAGGCGTCTATCAAAAACTGTGGGCTCCGCTCGACCGTCGCGGGTACGAACGTCGGGTGCATCTACTTCAGCAACGCTTCCGGCGAAGCAGATACGGCGATGGATTACAATGGATACTATCCGTCTACCGGATGCTTCTACGGCCGAATCGTCGGTACCGACTATGACACACTGGCCGCATGGAAAACCGCCTGCTCAGATGAAACCAACGCAGTGGACGGCGACCCATCGTTCACCGATCCCGACACGGACGACTACACCATCGGGGCTTCTTCGACGTGGCTGAACGCCGGGGTGGACGTAGGACTCGGGTACGCCGGGAGTGCGCCTGACATCGGGTACTACGAAGTCGAGTCCTCGTCTATGGCGATGACGGGCATCTACGACTTCAAGCAGGCGGACGGGACGCAGTATCCCCTGTGTGTCTGCTCGGGAACCGTCAACATCTTCGACCGCACCCCGGAGACAGAGGAGTCAGGGTTCACGCCCATCGGGTCGGGGTTCACCCCGGACGCGGACTCATGTTGGGACTTCCAGACCGACTCGGATACCTGCTGGATGCTGGGGGCAGCGGAGGCCCTGCACAAGTGGGACGGGCAAACGAACGATACGGGAACTATCGCCCTGACGAACGGTTCTACCGCCGTTGTGGGTTCAGGGACCGACTTCACCGACCCTGCGTTGGGAGCCGACGGGAAACTCCACGTCACCGCGACAGGGGAAGTGCTCACCATCGCCTCAGTGACGGATGAGACGAACATTGTGCTGGCAAGTGCCTATCAAGGACCGACACAGGCGTCATTAGCGTTCACGGCGTACACCTATCAACCTGCCGATGGCTCACCCCCTTCGGGGAAGTACATCCGGGTATTCAACAACTACCTGTTCCTGGCCGGGAACTCGACGTACCCCTCCCGTCTCTACTGGTCCAACCTCAAGGACTTCGAGACGTGGGGCGGCGCGGACTTCATCG